CTCAATAAAGAAGCCATTCTGGCAGCACAAGACATCAAGACCGAAGAAGTCGATGTCCCAGAATGGGGTGGTGCGGTTCGCATTGCCGTCATGTCCGGTCGCGCACGCGATCAGTTCGTTGCTGATAACGATGCACAGAAAGTTGAATATAGCCTGTTCCAAGCTCGGTTGCTAGTTGCGACAGTGGTGGATGAGGTAGGAAATCCAGTCTTCGCCAATGACGACATCGAACCCTTGCGCGGAAAGAGTCGTGCAGCTCTGGATCGTCTGACCGACGCCGCAACAAAACTCAACAAAATGGGTGCGGAATCGGTGGATGATGCTGAAAAAAACTCCGACGCCAGCCTGAACGCAGGTTCTACTTCCGCTTAGCGCTGGCGCTCGGTAAAACAGTCCGCCAATTACTGGATGAAATAGATAGCCAAGAATTGACGGACTGGATGGCATATTACCGGATCGAGCCTTTCGGCGAGATTGTCGCGGATCATCGACACGGCATTGCTACTTCGGTGCTGGCGAATATCAATCGGGATAGCAAGCGCAAGCCGGACGCATATACGGCCGAAGACTTCATTCCTTGGCATCGGTCCGATCAATCTAACGACAAGCCCATGCTCCTGGACGATCCTGAAGAACAATCGAAGCTGATCAAGAAGATGCTATTCAAACATGGCTAAATCGTTTGAAGTACAAAACTCGCGGGGAATGACGGATGTCCTTAACCGGTTAGACGTTATAGCCAGCGAGAATGTATTACGACAGGCAGCGGTCGCCGGTGCACGCGTCATCCATGAAGAAGTCAAGCTCAAAGCGCCAGTTGGTGATGCTACTTATGAACGCAAGGGCGGCACTCATTTGCCGGGTACGCTGAAAAACTCCATCGTCATTTTTTACGATAAAGAAAATTCTGTCTCGGGAAAAATCGCATCTTACGGTATCACTTGGTCAAAAGATGGATTCTATGGCCGGTTCCTCGAATATGGGACTTCCAAAATGACAGCAAAACCCTTCCTGCGTCCGAGCTATGAAGCGAAAAGGCAAGCCGCGGCGAATGCCGTCACCGAAGTGATAGAGAGAAAAGTAAGGGAAGCAGCGAATGGCTAACGAAACCGTCGTCAAGGTCACGGCTGACGCATCCGGCTACACATCGGGTCTGGAAAAGGCCAAGAAATCGGCACAGGATTTTCTGCTGGCACAGGATGCTGCGGCCAAGCGTACCCAGGCAGCGCAGGCTGCAATTTCCGAGGCGGTTAGCAATGGCTCCGAAGCCAGCACGCGTCAGATCAACAAGTTTATTCAATCGTTGACAAAGCAAGCCGACACTGCCGGTAAAACCCGGGCAGAACTGCTCCAAATGCAAGCTGCTAACCTTGGTGTTGCCAGTTCAGCGCAAACATATATCGACCAGATCGCAGCCGCATCGGAAGGATCTCATCAATTTTCCCTCAACAATTCTGCTGCCCGACGCGAATTATTGGTATTGGCGCATGAGATGTCACAAGGGAATTGGACGCGTTTCGGTGGATCGTTAGGCGTTTTGGCCGAGCGTACTGATGCGCTGACCCTGTTATTCAGCGCCGCCGGCTTGGCTGCTATCTCGATGGCAGCTGGTATCGCGATAGTCGCTATGGCAGCCATAAAAGGTGCTGCAGAACAATCGCGCATGAATGAAGTGCTTTTCATGAGTGGGAATTATGCTGGCGCCACTGCTGGTCAAATGCACATGCTCGCGATGAGCGTAACTGCGACTGGTGGCAGTATAGCGGCAGCTAAGGATTCGATCTATCTGCTGGCAGAAAGTGGAAAATTCACAGCAGATCAAATTAACCTAATCACTGCTGCATCGGTAAGCATGGAGCATATAACGGGTCAGGCCGTAGATGTGACAGTAGGTAAGTTTGTCAAGCTGGCGGAAGATCCGGTAAAGGCATCAGCTACGCTCAATGAGCAATATCATTACCTGACTGCTTCGGTATACGAACAGATTATTGCTCTAGAAAATCAAGGAAACAAACAAGCAGCCGCAAATTTAGCAGAACAGGCGTATGCATCCTCGTTGACAGAAAGAGCAAAGCAACTGCAAGGAAATCTCAGTGCTATGGGCGGCGCTTGGGCGACTGTGAGGGAGGCTGCTTCCAAAGCATGGGATGCCATGCTGGGCATTGGTCGAAAGGATACTCCGGAAGAAAAGATCAATAAGATTATTGATCTCTACAAATATACCCTTGCGAATAATCCCAACCTTGCGGGGTCTGATTTAGCGAAACGGTTTCGTGAAAAAACCATCGCACAGTTGACGCCGCTCTATGCTGAAAAGATGGCGGGTGAACAAAAGGCAGAAACAGAAGCTAATAAGGCTAGAGAAAACACTGAAAAGGTTTCTGCGATCACGCGCCTGGAAGACCAGCGTAAAGCCACTAGAAGTCGCGCAGACTTGCGCACAGATGAAATCAACCAGCTAAAGCGCGATGCCAATACTGTTGGCATGTCGAGCGATGAATATAGTCGCCGCGCCGCCGCAATTAATGACAAGTACAAAGACCCGAAGGGCGCTAAGCCAAAAGCCTACCAAGACGATGCTGCCACCATGTTTTTGCAGCAATTGCGTGATCAGGATGCGGCAATTAAATTAGCGCTTGAGTCAAATGAAAAACTTACAGGATCAGAAAAGCAACTTGCAGAATTTTCGCAAAAAATTGCGGATCTGAAAGGCAAGTCAATCCTGACGGCGGAACAAAAAAGCCTGCTCGCAAATCAAGATGCAATTAAGGCTCAACTTCAAATCAATATTGCCGATGAAAAGGCGCTGAAACTCAAGACCGACATCCAGCATGTCGAAGAACGTCGTGCGCAAATCGCCGCACAGATATCCAGCTATCAAGAAAATCAGAATGATGGCTATCAGCGCCAGTTAGACGCATTCGGTATGGGGGCAGATGCACAAAAGCAGTTGAACGATACCAAGGCCATCTACAAGCATTACCAGCAGCTGCAGGACCAGCTGACTAAGGACACGGCGCCAGACGCATTAGGCTCTGAAGCATTTAAGAAAGCACAGGAAGAAATCAAGCAAGGTCTTGCAGACAGTTTAAATAAATATGGCAAATATTATGCCGATCTAAAAGAAAAGCAGGGTGATTGGGCGAATGGAGCAAGCAGCGCCTTTGCTGATTATTTGGAGAACGCCAGAAATATCGCCGCGCAAACCGAGGCAGCATTTACCCATGCTTTTAAAGGGTTGGAAGACGCGATGGTGACATTTCTCACGACTGGCAAGCTAGATTTCAAGAGCTTTGCAACGAGCATCATGGCCGATCTGGACCGCATCATCATCAAACAGCAACTTGCCAGTATGTATCAGTCGGCCACAAGTGCTGGGCCTAGTGGGGACTGGCTGCGTGGTGCGATGGGAATGCTAGGATCTCTTGGCGGCGGAGGTGCTGCCGCTATGGGCATCGCAGATGGGGCCCAAGCTGCAAGCGGGTTCACATTGGCGGCTGGAATGACAGGATTGGCGTCAGGCGGTTTCGCAGGGGCCGGATCACTGCATGAGGTCAACGAGCGTGGCCCTGAACTGCTGTCCTATGGTGGCCGCCAATTTTTGATGATGAACGGCGGGTCGGGCCACGTCATACCGAATGACCAGCACGGCGCCGGCCAGTCAGGACAATCGGATCAGCCGATCAATATCAACGTGCATGTCAACGGCAATAGCAATGCGCCAGACGTTCGTCGTGCTGCCGGCCAGGGTGCGCGTGAGGCATTGGCGGCGTTCTCTGGGGCCCAGCGTTACGCGTAGCCAAACACCTTAAACCAGCCTAACCGCTGGTTTTTTCATTTCCGAGCCGTTCCTCTTTTGAGGCGCGGCTTTTTTTATGGGTAATCGATGGCCGCATTTCTTGAAGAACGTCTGCCTGGCGATGCATTGATCGGCGCTGTGTATGCGGATGAATACAACGTCGAGATCACTGCGACGAGTGGCGGCCAGGAATATCGCCGGGTTGTGCATCCATTCCCAGCTCGACATTTCACTGTTACATACCGATTGGAGCAATCCGATCTTTGGACGCGGGTGCTGGGCTTGTATCACCGCGCTTATGGCATGTTCGGCGGTTTTCGTGTCAAAACGATTGACGATTTTTCGACCAATGGCAACACCGGCGCGCCGACGGCATCCGACCAGGCCATGTTGCTTGTCTCGGCCGGCGTGTACCAGTTGCAGAAGCAATACGGTACCGGCGGCACGCCATTGTCTATCGGGCTGCCAGTACGCACGATCTTCAAGCCCGTGGCCGGCACAACTGTCATCGGGTTAAGCGGCGTGGCCACGCCGAACGGCTGGACGGTCGACACGACGACTGGGCTGGTGACGTTCGCCGCGAACAAGGCCGGCGTCGTCACCGGCATCACGCAAGCAGCATCTGCGATCGCCACCATCGGTGCGCATACTTTCACGGTGGGCGATTCAGCGTATTTCAACGGCGTCTCCGGTATGACGCAGATCAATAACCTGCGTGGGCTGGTTACTGCCATATCGGGCACCACGATCACGGTGGCGATCAATTCGACCCTGTTCAGTGCCTACACCAGCGGCGGCGCGGTCAACAGCCGCCCTCAGTCCGGCGAGCCAGTCACTGCCGGCTGTCAGTTCGATATTCCTTGCCGCTTCAACAGTCGCATCGACGTTAACTACCTGTCACCGGCCATGCGCGACACCTCAACCGTAGACATTATGGAGCTGCTCGTACCATGAAAACCCAAGTAGCCAATTACGCCACCCGGGTGCTGTGCCTGCGCATCGTGCCGGTAGTCGGCGCCACTGTGCGCCTGACGCACTATCCGCGCGACCTCAAAATGAGCAACGGCGCGGTCTATCTGACCAATTCCGGCTATGAGTTCACCGGTTACACCGCGGCGTCCGGCACATCACCGGCCATGATTGACCTGCAGGGCATCGCCGGTATCGCTGGTATCAGTAAAGCCGCGATCGCGTCTGGCGTGTTCGACGGCGCCCGCTGCTATCTGTTTGCCACCAACTGGGATAACCCGGTTGAGGACTATGAACCGATCGTCGCTTCCATCTTTGGCAAGACCACCCTGACCGACAACAAATACCAGATCCAAGAGATGGCGCTCATCGATGCGCTCAATCAGTCGGTCGGGCGGTCCTTTACGGTGACCTGCCAGAAGAAATTCGGTGGCCAGGAATACGCGGGATGCAAGGTCGCGCTCGGGCCGCTGACAGTGACCGGGACGATTACGGCCGTCACCGGCAATTCACAGTTCACCGATGCATCGCGCGCAGAAGCCGCCGACTACTTCGGCGCCGGCACCATCCAGTTCACCAGCGGCCAGAATGCCGGGTTGAAGGCGCAGGAAGTGAAATCATTCACTGCCGGCGGTGCGATTGTCACCTACGAGCCGTTCTACTACGCGCCGGTGGTTGGCGATACCTACACGATGATCCCTGGTTGCCGCAAGCGTCTGTCCGATTGCCGCGACAAGTGGAATAACGTGCCCAATCACGGGGGCTTTACCAATATTCCGACAGGATCTCAGTACGCACAGATCGGACAAGCCGGATGACTGCCGACGACATTGTAGCGGCCGCCCGCGAGGCGCTCGGCACACCATTTGCACACCAGGGGCGCATTGCGGGTCTGGCACTTGATTGTGCGGGCCTGATCGTGCATGTGGCGCGTTCTT